TTTGACAAAGCTTGGCTGCATCATATTCATAATAATCCACATCATTGGCAATATTGGGTATTAATAAACGATGATCCAGAAGAAGGAATAAAATGTTTAGAAATACCTGGAGAATATATAATCGAGATGATATGTGATTGGTGGAGTTTTTCATGGAAAGCTAATAATCTAAAACTTATATTTGATTGGTATAATAATCATAAAGATTATATGAAAATAAATGAAAAATCTAAAAATAGAATAGAATATATATTAAATAGAATATCTGATGAGTTAAATAAAAAAGAGAGCTAGTATGAACAATGCTGAAATAAAAAAACCGTTTTTATATGATTATCAAATGGATGCAGTTAAAAAAATGAAAAATGGTTGTATACTAAATGGGGGAGTTGGTTCTGGTAAATCTAGAACCGCTCTCTATTATTACTTTAAAGAACAAGGCGGTAGTATGGATCCTGTATATTTACCTATGAAATTAAGACCAAAGGATTTATATATAATAACTACTGCTAGAAAAAGAGACACATTAGAATGGGAAAGCGAATTATCTAATTTTTTAATGTCTACAGATGAGAAACAGTACAAACGTTTTGGAAATCATATTTATGTTGATTCTTGGAATAACATTAAAAAATATTCAGACATTGAAAATGCGTTCTTTATATTTGATGAACAAAGAGTTGTCGGATATGGGGCATGGGTAAAAGCTTTTCTAAAAATAACAAAATATAATGATTGGATATTATTAAGTGCTACCCCTGGAGATACTTGGTCTGATTATATCCCCGTATTTATAGCTAATGGTTTTTATAAAAATAAAACAGAATTTGGAAGAGAACATATAGTTTATTCTAGATTTTCTAAATTTCCAAAAATTGATAGATATATAAATACAGGTCGTTTGATACACGAACGAAATAATATACTTATTGATATGGATTTTAAAAGAAGCACTATATCTCATCATGAAGATATATATGTAGATTATGATAAAATTAAATTTAAAGAGGTTATGAAAAACAGATGGAATCCTTATACGAACGAACCAGTTAAACAAGCAAGTGAATTATGTTATTGTTTAAGACGAATTGTTAATGAGGATGATTCTAGAATAATAGCATTAATGGAATTGTTAGAAAAATGTCCAAAAGCTATTATATTTTATAACTTCGATTATGAATTGGAAATGTTAAGAAATTTACATATAGAATATGGTTTAGACGATGAAATAGAAATAGCCGAATGGAACGGACATAAACATCAAGAAATACCAAAAGGAGAAAAATGGTTATATTTGGTCCAATATACTGCAGGAGCAGAAGGCTGGAATTGTGTAACAACGGACACTATTATATTTTTTAGTTTAAACTATTCATACAAAATATTGTCACAAGCTTGTGGAAGAATAGATAGGTTAAACACACCATATACAGATTTATATTATTATCATATAAAAAGTAGAAGTGGTATTGATTTAGCTATATCAAGAGCTTTGGCAGAAAAGAAAACATTTAATGAAACAAAATATATTAATTGGTGATTAAAAAAGAGAGGAGAATAAATCACATGAGTTTATATAATATGTTACATGGTTTTAATGAACATGTAGAAGAATTGTTAGAAATATTAAATTTAAGTAGTAGCGATTTTGGGCGTTTTAGAGATGCTTATTTAAACGCTGATGGTACTGAAATAATTGTTTTCACTAGATGTGGTGGTGGAAATAGAGAGGACTATGAATGGGTGTTCGACGATATGGAGTCTCATCCAATGTACATACGTAACGAAGATGATAATTATGATTGTACTTATTGTTCGTTTTATTTTAAAGTTCCAGAAGATAAATTAGAATTAACCAAAAGCTGGGCAACTGGTGAGAAACCAAAAAGTTTAGAAGAAAAAAGTGAAGAGTTTTTTGAGAAATTAAAAAATGGAACATTAGAAAAAGAAAAACAAGAACAAATAGATACATTTGCAAAAGAATTATCTGATGCCATTAATGATGACAGTAATAATGGTGGTATTATTAGTGTATAGTTTTATGTTTGTACATAAGATTTATTAAAAATATATTAATTGATAAAAAGGAGTATTAAAGTGAAAAAAGTATTAAAAGTAATTTTTATAATTATAATTTATGTGTTTATATTTTATGGTATAATAAAAGGAGTACAATATTTATTAGATAATAATAAAAAAGAAATAAAAGAAGAACCTAAGGAAGAAATAAAAGAAGAACCTAAGGAAGAAATAAAAGAAGAACCTAAGGAAGAAATAAAAGAAGAACCTAAGGAAGAAAAACAAGTGGTTAAACAACAAACCAAATCTACACCAACCAAATCAGATTATCAAGCTTATGCTCATGATTTAGTAATTAATACATATTCTTGGACAGAAGAAGATTATTATGCACTAGTTAAATTATGGACTAAAGAATCTGATTGGAATCCAAATTCTCATAATAAGAGTTCTGGCGCACACGGAATACCACAATCTTTACCAGCTAATAAAATGGCTAGTGAAGGTGATGATTATTATACCAATGGTTATACACAAATAAGATGGGGGCTAAAATACATTAAACAAAGATATGGGACACCATTGAAGGCATGGCAACATTTTCAGAATAAAAACTGGTATTAAATTATAAGGAGAATGTTATGACAAAAATAAAAGCCAATAACCCGACACGAAATGCTCTTGTTGAAGAAATGAGGGCTAGAAGACAAAAAGAGAATGAACAACGATTAAAAAGAAAAAAAGATAAAATATTAAAACAACGTTTAATAACAGAAAAAAGAAATAAAGTTGTTAAAAATGTATTTGATTTAAAAGACAAATATGAATATTATGATATAAATATAGATTCGCTTAGTAGAATGGTAACATTAAGAAAGCCATTAGAAGTTGAATATTTAAGACAATTCAGAAATGAATGTTATTCGCTTGGTTTTAGATGTGAAATAATAAGTAAGTCTATGGACAACATATATCATATGAGTGAGATATAAATAAAAGAAAAGGAGAATAATTCATGGATTTATATAAAGATTGTGAAATTATAAGATTAGTGAAAGATATTAAACATCAAAATATAGGAGGGCAAGAAGCTTATATAGATAGATATGTAAGTTTAGACGATGTCGTTGAAAAAATATTAAACTACAATATTGCTGCTGTTAATTTCTGTGAGAGAAGACCCGATTTATTTGAGGATTTTTCTTTATTATCAGAATATGGTTATAGTATACCAAAAAAGAAAGCATATGATTTAGAGTATTATTATGTAAAAATAAAATGTGATGATATTATGCTAGGATATTTTATAGCATCTGATGAAATAGATGAATGGATACAAGCTAAAGAAGGAAGGATTATTTAATATGGAATTTACTATGAATGGCTGGTGTTTTTTAGCAATTGTAATAATAGCTTGGTGTATAAAAGAAATTGTTAAACATATAGCATATTGTATATCAGTTACTAAGAACATACGAAGATTAACAGAAATGCCAGATGATCAAAGAGAGATGCTAATGAAATATGCATTGAAAAAAGATAAGGGACAAAAATAATGAGAATTGTAGTATCTTATTTTTATCATGTAAGACATTTTAAGCCTTATATGATTCCATTTTCTACTGCCGTAGGGGATCCAGCATGGTATCATGATTTTAAAAGAGATCATAATTATACATATGTGGATAAAAACGGAGTATTGAATGGATTAAGAATACCATTTTTGAGACCTGGTCAGAAATGTAAAGGTTTATGTTCAGGACCAGAATTATGTCAAACTTTATTTGGTCATCCAATGCCAGATGAATGTTTATTTTTAAAGGAGTATAAGGCACAGTTAGGACGATTAGATTTTGAGAGCGTTAAAGCTACTTTAGAAGGACAAGCAAGAATGGTAAAAGAATATTTAGGATTTAAAGAGGAGCCTGTAATTGTATTATTAGTACATGAGGCTCCAAATAATCCTTGTAGTGAGCGATGGGCCCTAAAAGATTGGTTCTTAGATAATGGTTATATTTTAGAAGAATATGATCAGAAAAAATTTGAGGGGGAAATATTATGAGAGTAATGATTAGTCAGCCAATGGCAGGAAAACATGATGCTGATGTAAAAGTTATAAGAGAAGAACTTATAGAAAAATTTAAAGAGATGCATATTGAGGTAGTTGATTCATTCGACACTAAAGATGCACCAGCTGGAGTTTATAATCCACCAGTATATTATCTTGGTAGAACAATTGCAAATTGGTTACACAGCGTTGATGCTGTATATTTTGTGGATGGTTGGAGAGATGCTAGAGGATGCAGAATTGAACATGAAATCTGTAAAGAATATGGAATTAAATGTTTATATTCTGACTTCTTTGAAAAAGATACATTAGTAGAATATACTATGGCACCTACATCAAATATTACAATTAATAATCCATATGATGGTGTAATTAAATCTAACGACTATCCAAAAATAACTTATTAAGGAGGATATATGGAAACAATAGATCATTTTGTAGATTTTGAAAAATATTGTAAAACATGTGAATATAAAGATGTTAATGATATAGAAGGAAAAGAACCATGTAATACTTGTTTAAGTTATACAACAAATGTTAATTCTAGGAAACCTGTAAAATATAAAGAAAAAGAAATAAAAGAAGAAAATAAGAAAATTAAAAAGGAGTTATGATGAAAAAGAAAAAATATATAGATTGGTATCAAAAAGTTGATGATGTTACTGCATGTTTAAAAAAAGAATGTAAATGTGGTCATCGTAAATTAGTTCCATATTCTAGTAAGTACGAATATGTGCTTTGTAATTGGTGTGGAGCGAGATTATATTATGATGACGATAAACAACAAGAATGGGATAAAAAAGTTGCAAAAGATAATTTCATATTTAATTTGAATAAATGTATAGAGGAGAAGAATAGAGAAGATATGTTAATAGATAAAATTAGAAATAAGAAAAATTTAAAAAGAAAGTATTTTAAAACAAACGAAGAGTATTTAGTGTTTTGTAAAGATTCAAAAATACAAATATATATAGTTGATACAAAGAGTAGTAAAACTGGAAATATTATAGTGTATTATGGAGCAAAAATGGGTAGACCTAAAAAAGATAATAATGTTAAACCTAAAAAATATAGATACAAATATTATAAGAATTCTAAATATAGATTATATCAATAGGAGGTAATATGCCTGATGAGGAGAAAAAAGATAAATTAATTAAATTAATAAAAAGATTATATGTTATAGATTCCATGCTTACTGGTGAAACAAAAGAATTAGTTTCAGAATATAATGAAATAATTGAAGAAGTATGGAATACCATAGGAGGGGTAGAAGAAAAAACTACCCCCTCTAAAATTTTAATACGAAATAATGGAGGTAAAAAGTAGTATGAATTGGTTAGATATATTATTAATAATTGTTTTATGTGCAATAACAATGGGTGCTATTATAATACAAATAATAGCAATAAAAGATGAAGAAAAAGGAGTAATTGGTGGAGCATTTTGTGTGTGGTTAATGTTATTTTTGATAATAATGGGTACAGCATTTTTTAGAGCTGATTTAAAAAGTGGATCAACTATAGGAACCATAACTAGTGTAGATAGAAATTTCTTTGGACAGTCATATTCTATTTATATTAAAACTACAGAAACTACAGAAGAAAAATATTGTACTGAGAGTGATGAAATAACATGGAAAGCAAGAGATCTTATAGGAAAGAAAGTTAAAATAACATATGGCACAAGAGTTGGTTTATATTCTACAGGTCAATGCGATGATGCTCCTATAGATATTTTAGAAGAAGTTGAATAATGAAAAGAAATAACTAGATATTTATGGACACTTTTTGTTTTAAAAGTGGGCTTTTGGTCAAATATTTTTGGCCAGAACTAAAAATGTAATTTTAAAAAATTGTTTATGGACAAAAAAAGTGGGCTTTTGGTCAAATATTTTTGAAAAGTGTCCAGACGCAGAGCCTTATTTTAAAAGGGTTTTGTCGTTTTTTGCCCACTTTCCCACTTTTATATATCCATTAATTAAAAAAAAAGAATTTACATAATATAGTATGTATTTTCCAAAATATAAAAAGAGTTAAAGAAAAAAGTGGGTTTTTGACCAAAATTAAAAATGAAGGGAGAATGATACGATGAATAATGAAGTTACTCAATTTTTATATGATTATGTTATTAGTAACAATCCATTTATAGAAAAAGAAAATATTGAATCGTACAAAGCTATTAATAATAGAGATTTATTAATAAATTATAAAAATGGTCGTAAAGAAATATATGACACTTTTTCTAATACAAGTCATTATGTTAATCGTATTGAAAACGGAAACGATTCACAAATGCGTATTAGTTTTAGAAGAAAGCTACAACTTATTATGAATCGAAAATGGGTTACACAAGAAGAACTCGCAAAAAGAATAAATTCAAGTCAACAAATGATTAGTAGATATTTAACCGGACAATCTATACCGAGTGCTATTACTATAAAAAAGATAGCTGATGCATTAGATTGCAAAGTTGATGAATTCTATGATGAATATTTTTAGTTTTTTCTTTTCGCGAAAAAAACATGTCCTTTTATGGAGAAGAGAAGTAATAAGAAGGCCGTTGTAGCATAAAATGCACAACCCCTTTTCTATTTACATTTTCTTTTTATTTTTTAAGGAGGATAAGATATGGGAAAATTAGAAAATAAATTTCAATCTGATTTAAAAAAAGAATTAAAAAATATTTTCCCAGGTTGTATTGTTACAAAGATGGATTCTAGTGATATACAAGGTATACCAGATTTATTAATTTTATATAAAGAAAAGTGGGCCGCTCTTGAATGTAAAAAATCTAAAAAATCATCTATACAACCAAATCAAGAATATTATATTGACACTATGAATAAAATGTCATATTCTAGATTTATCTATCCGGAAAATAAGGAAGAGGTTTTGAATGAGCTTAAAGAAAAGTTTAAAAAATAACAGAGTTAATGAAAGGAGATAACTATGGTATTTAATAAACACGAAAATCTCGAAGGTCTTCATGCTCCTTTTGGAGCTAGTAAATCATCGTGGTTAAGATATGATGATTCTAAAGCATTAGAAGTATATAGAAATTTATGTGCTGCAGAAAAAGGCACATTATTACATGAATGGGCTAAAAATACAATTGATTTAGGAATCAAACAACCTCGTTCTAAGAAAACAATTTATGCGTATGTAAACGATGCTATTGGTTTTGGTATGGAAACAGAAGTTGTATTATTTTATTCTCAATATTTTTTTGGAACAGCTGATGCTATATGTTTTAGAAATAATTTTTTAAGAATTCATGATTTAAAAACAGGTGTTACACCAGTTCATATGGAACAGTTATTAATTTATGCTGCTCTATTTTGTTTAGAATATAAAGTGAAACCTGGAGAAATACAAATAGAATGTAGAATATATCAAAACGATGATATATTAGTAGCAAATCCTACAGCAGAAGACATAGGGCCTATTATTGATAAAATAATTCATTTCAATAAAATATTAGAACAAAACGAAGGGAGGTTATAATATATGAATACAATAGCCAATGAAATAAAATCATATATTGGTTCTGCTCAATTATCCGATGAGGAATTTATTGAGCATTATGGAATGCCTCGTCGTTCAGGAAGATACCCATGGGGTTCTGGAGAAGACCCATACCAACATGAAGACGATTTTTTAAGTAGAGTTGAAAAATTAAAAGAAAAAGGTTGGACTGAAACTCCAGAAAATATTAAAAGAGAATTTGGTTTAACAACATCACAATATAGAATAGAAAAATCTATTTGTAGTGATGAAAGAAGAGCATTACAAATAGCAAGAGCTAAATCATTAAGAGCTGATGGTTTAAATACTAGTGAAATAGGAAGACAAATGGGTGTTAATGAATCAACTGTAAGAGGTTGGTTTGATCAAGAAAAACAAGCTAGATATGATCAGTCAAAAAATACAGCTAAATTTTTAAAAGAACAAGTTGACAAGAAAAAAATGATTGATGTTGGTAAAGGTGTTGAATTAGAAGATAGTTTGAATATATCAAGAGAAAAATTAGACACTGCTCTTTATTTATTAGAAAGAGAAGGATACCATGTGTATAATGGTAGGGTTCCTCAACCAACAAATAAAGATCAAATGACAACATTAAAAGTTTTAGCTTCACCAGATGTACAACATAAAGATATATATAATTATGATCAAATACAAACAATTGATGACTATATATCAAGAGATGGTGGAGAAACATATGAGAAAAAATTCCATTATCCAGCAAGTCTTGATTCAAAAAGAGTAAAAGTAGTTTTAAAAGATGAAATCGGACCTGATGGATATACTGGTAATGATTTAGATGGTACCATTCAGTTAAGAAGAGGTGTAAAAGATTTAGATTTAGGAAATTCTAAATATGCACAAGTTAGAATATTAGTCGATGGTGACAAATATTTAAAAGGAATGGCTATCTATTCTGATAATATACCAAAAGGTTATGATGTTGTTTTCAATTCAAACAAATCAAATAGAGAAGATGCTTTTAAGAAAATTAAAGATGATCCTGATAATCCTTTTGGTGCTACAATAAAACCTGGAACAGAAGGTGGGCAATATTGGTATACTGATAAAGATGGAAAGAAAAAATTAGGATTAATAAATAAAACAAGAGATGAAGGTGATTGGACAGAATGGAAAGATAATCTTCCATCACAATTTTTAGCTAAACAATCACAAGTGTTGGCTAAAAAACAATTGAATTTAGCCAAAGCAAGCAAAGAAGCTGAATATGATGAAATAATGTCTCTTACTAATCCAACAGTAAAGAAATATTATCTTAAAAAATTTGCTGATTCTTGTGACTCAGCCGCTGTTGATTTAAAAGCCGCTGCATTACCAGGACAAAAAATACATGTAATGTTACCAATAAATTCATTAAAAGATAATGAGGTATATGCTCCTAGATATCCGAATGGTTCAGAAGTAGCATTAATAAGATATCCTCATGGCGGTACTTTTGAAATACCAATCTTAAAAGTTAATAACAAAGATAAATTAGCACAAAAAGTAATTGGTAATGATAGTATTGATGCAGTTGGTGTTACTAAAAAAGTTGCGGATAGATTATCTGGTGCAGATTATGATGGAGACTTTGTTGTTGTAATTCCAACTAATGACAAAAAAGGTAAAGTAAAAATAACTAGTACTCCTGAATTACCAGGTTTAAAAGGTTTTGATACTAAACAATATAAAGGTGAAATGAAGCTAGATAAATCTGGTAAAGAACATTATTATTATAATGGTAAAGAATACAAGATAATGAAAAATACTAATACTCAAATGGGTATAGTATCAAATCTTATTACAGATATGACTATTCAAGGAGCAACCAACGATGAACTTGCTAGAGCAGTTAGACATTCAATGGTAGTAATAGATGCCGAAAAGCATAAACTAAATTACAAACAAAGTTACATAGATAATAATATATCTCAATTACAAAAGAAGTATCAACCAAAGTTTGATGATAAGGGCAATTTGGTTGGTGGCGGTGGAGCATCAACAATATTCTCAAGAGCTAAAGGAGAAATAGATGTTCCTAAAACAAGAGGTCAAGCTAAAATAAACATCAAAGGTAAATCATGGTATGATCCTTCTAAACCAGAAGGCGCTTACATATATACAAAAGCATATGATAAGGATTTGTATTATCCATTGAATAAATATGATAAGAAGACTCATATGAAAACTTTGTATACTACTGATGGAAAGAAAATAACTTATGATGTAACCTCACCGGAGCAATACAAAAAATATGCCCCATCCCTAGTAAAAGATAAAAAGACTGGCGAAATATACTATACCAACCAGGGGGGAGGGGGTAACTTACGCTATGTTACCGAGATGTCTAAAGTTAAAAGCACCCGTATGAAAGAAACAGACGATGCTTATACTTTAGTTTCAAAGTTTAGGGATCCGAGAGAACTATTATATGCTGATTACGCTAATTCCATGAAAGCATTAGCTAACAAAGCAAGAAAATCATTGATGACTACTGGTAATTTAAAATATGATCCACAGGCTAAAAAAATATATAAAGCCGAGGTATCATCATTAGAAGCACAATTAAACAATGCTTTAAAGAATAGTGTTAGAGAAAGAACGGCTACTAGATTAGCATCATCTGAGGTGTTAAGAAAAACAAAAAATAACCCAGATATGAAACC